GTTACTCTTACTCGATAGTAAGATAACTTACCTGTCTTTTTGTTACGAGAACCCATTTCTCGATAATACCAACTATTTGTCATAACCAACAAAATTGTAAGGAATTGGTTTAACCAATCCTTGTTTAACTGCATATGGATATTCTTCGTTCAACCAATAGTTTTGAACATTATCCACTTCATCATGTATATCTTGGTAAAGGTCATTGATATCATACCCACTACCATACTTAATACCACCACAAAGAACCATTAGTTCATTGAGTTTATTGAAATCGTTTTGGTATTTAACTATTGATTCGATGATATTTTCTTTCATCATATCAGCAACCTTGTCATTGTAATCATACATTTCTTTTGACCAAGGTTTTGTTACTTTAGGTTTTATTAGTACTTTCATAACTATGAATTTAAAGTTAACATTGAAAGAGGAACATTATAAGAACCAAATCCATTTAGAACTTCGATTACAGCCTTAGTTCGGTTAATTTTCTTAACTCTACATTGTTTACCATTCAACTTAGGATGGTTAACATTTACATTAGCTCCAATATAAAGTTCATTCTTTATATCCCAAGCTAATTCGGATTTTTTAATTTTGATTACTTCAACTACTTTAGAGTTCAACTCTCGTAGTTCTTCAAGGGAAAGGTTTTTTAATTCTGAATAATTCATATCTTTTATCTTTTAATGGTTTAACTTATTTACATAGTAAATATACGAAAAATATTTCATATATCCAAGCATTTTTTTACTTTTTTTTAAAGAAATTGATAATTGTATTGATATCCACAATCATCATCATACCACTCATCTTCTTTAACCTGATTTAAAGGATTTAGGATTTCGTTTAACTTATCAACATCAACTTGTTTCCAATATCCAAATCGAAGATAGATTGGATTTCCACCGCCAAAGGTTTGACCTACTTCGAACTCACCAATTTCATTGTTGATTTTTTCAAGGGTTTTAAAATCAATTTTATTTCTCATATCTTTTAGGGTTTAAATTCCACTTTCCATTCGTTGAACCTTATTGTGATGTTCAGCCTCTGAATACTCCACTATCGAAAGTACAGGATTGAACTTAGTCATCAACTTACCACTAGCGAATCGCCAGATTACATTATCAATGAAATCTTTTATCATAAATGTTCCATCAGAAGAACCAAATCCTTGGTCCTCATCCCAATCGTTTGTCCATTCAGTAGCAACTTCAGTTGCAATATCCAATAAATCCCATTGGTGGATTTTTAAATCACCAATCATTTTGGTGAAACCATTAACTCGATGAGAGTTGAAAAGAAGGGTTGTGGGGTCAATCAAATAATTCATACTTTTAAGGTTTATATTATCACTCATTTACATAGTAAATATACGAAAAAAAGTTGAAATGACCAAGCAAAAAGTGAATTATTTTTGCAAAAAATTAAATATTTTTTTAGCTAATTTTTCATGACCTTCTTGTGATAAATGAAAATCACCATTATCGTGAATATTATTTTCTGTAAGTTTGTTTTCTAAAGACCAATTCATAATATTTGATAGTTCATTTGGTATGTACTTATCAAATGGTGATTTAATTTCTGGCCATGCTAACATTTGAAAATCAACATTTTTAATCGATGAAGAAATAAGTTTTAAAATTGAATAAGTTGAAAATATATCATCAAACATTATATAGTGTTCACCAGATAATCGTGCTCCATATGTATCCGAAAATTGTGTAAACTCATCATCTCTATTATCATCATCTCTATTAAACATACCAGGTAGAATATGTATAATATTATCAACCTTACCCCAATTACCTTCTAAATAAAATTCAGAATCACTTCTTTTATCTAAAAGTTCAAAAGATTTTCTATGATAATCTGTAAGTTGGAATAGTATTAATGAGTTTTTTCGTATTTCTTCATTTAAAAAAGCAGTAATTAAAGATTTTCTTAAAAATTCATTTCCTGCACTATTTCTTGAATAATCAAATATTTCAGATATATTCAACTCATGGGCCACTATGCGAGAAAATGGGATGTTTTGTCCTTTATGAGAAGTACCAGATGAATGAGAACATCCAAATATATAAATGTTTGAGTACATTATATTTTTGCTGAACCAACATCAATTGGTTCTCTTTTCATATGATTACCTGTTGAGAAATCTGAACCTTCTTTTACATATCCTGTTAAGAATGCTTTTCTAAATCTTGTAGAATTGTTAGCTTCAGACCCATGCACTACATTAGAATGCAATAATGCTACTTGACCTTTTCGTAGATACCCATCTATTTTTTTAAAACCATGGTCTGGTGGTAATACACAAGGTTTTCCTCTTTCGTTTTTCCAATTCTTTGGATTTGATTTTGTTCTTTCATCATCAATTTCAATAGGCAATCTTCCTAATAAGTGAGAACCTTCTAAATACCAAACAGAACCATTGTTAGGGTCATGGTTATCAAAAGCAAGAGAAATATTTACAATTTCATTTCTATTACATTGGGTATAAAATATATTTTGGTGTTGGTCTCTACCTAATTGTCCTGGTGGTTTAAAATAAGCCCATGTTTGTACAGCAAATATTTTACCTTGCATTAAAAATTCACAAGCTTCTATAATTTTAGGATGTTTCATTAATTCAGAAAGTTTATCTGAATCTTTATGTGGATACATATATGGGTCATATTCTCCCCACTGTCCATCTGTATCATTTTCTTGTCTTTGGACTCTGATTCGTTCTAATTCCTCAGCATAAAAATCTACTTCTTCCTCTGTTAATAGATTTAAAATAGATACTCCTTTGTATCTCCAATCAAAAAGTAGTTGTTGTTTTTCTTCGTGTGATAAATAACCCATGTAACCTAATTTTTAGTTTATATCTATATATATTACGATTTGTAAAATTGTAATAAATTTGGTAAGTATAATTTTAAATTTGGAATTTCTTTTGATAAAAGTTGTATTGCTATTCTATTTGATTCTGATACTGATTTATCAAGAATATTTCCCTTATCATCATATTGTGTTTCTTTAGGTCCTTTTATTCTCCAATCTAAACTTACTACTCTATAAAATGGATTTGTTAGATAGTTACTAAATTGAATTGAATTTATCTCATAAATAGGAGAACCTTTATCATTTGATTTTTGACAAAAAAACCGCGTTATATATCCTCTTGTATAATCAATTTCATTTGGAGTAGGTATATGAGTTTTTACTCTTATCCTATTAAAAGAGTGTTTTTGATTTGTCAACTCATTATATTTATCTACTATATTTTTCATTATGAGAAATTTCTTAACTTTCCTTTAACTTTAGTTTTCCATAAACCACCCCCAAGTTCGTGTCCTACTTCTACCACTTGAAAGGCACTTTGTTTAAATTTCGCAGGTAAATCTTTTATCTTAAATATTTGACCTGTTACAATTCCTGTTATTCCAAATGTTTCAAATTCAAAACTTATTGGAATAAGTACATTTGTAGATGATTCAGTTGTTGCTTTTGATAATAATTTAAATAAAGCTCTATCAGTCCAACCAGCTACCAGTAAAACGGATTCCGCTTCTGCATTCGCAGTATTAAAATTTATCCAAGTACTTCCTTCGGTAATATCATAATCACCATTTCTATCTTTTACTCCAGTAATTACTTTTCCATATTGTAAAAATAATTCAAAATTAGCTTTTCTTATTTCATCCTCATCTGGTGTTTCTTCTTCATCACCTGTTTCATCAGCTGGTTCTTTTTCAGGTTTAAATGAATTTAAAATTGATAAGACAGGGTCTTGTTCTACATTGAAAATATTTGATAACTTTACATTAGTTGCACCATCACTATTCGTATTAACACTCGTTGAATTTCTTTGACCTATTATTGAATTTTTCATCGCAGCTGGTAAATCCATATCAAAGTTTGAAGTTAAAAATGGTGTGTCTACTCCACTTGACACAAATTTAGGACATTCATCAAATAAACTTCTATCAGGTGAACAAAGTGTATTATCATAAACTTCAAGTTGATTATCTGCATCTTGTTTATTAGGAGTTTGAGCTATTTCAAAATACCAATAATTATCAACTGCGGATGCAATACCATTTAAAAGTTCTAAATATATATCTTTTATAACAACATTATTTCTTCCCAATACTTCACAGAAAAATTCAAAATTAACAAACAAGTCTTTTAAATATCCGTAAGTATGTGCTTCAAAATCTTGAGTTATTGTACCATCTGGCCATTTATATTCATTTAAGGGTTTGACCTGTGGAAAACACATATCATCCTCTATGTCAAATTGGTCTAAATCCGCAGTTTCTTCAGGTACTCCATTTTTTATCGAAAGAAATGGTGAATTTCCTTCAACCTCCGATGTTGATGATAATGCCTTTATCAAATCAAATGCAGGTGTATTTCTATTTGGTATAAATACTTTAGAAACATCAGTAGAAAACATATGTTTAAATCCTCTACACAATGTGTAATTGGTTTCTATTTTAAAATTCATAGGTTTTACACCAGAACAAGGTGGTGCGTTATCTGTACGCTCTGTTAAATCTACTGCATAAGAATTTAAAATTTCAAAAGCAAGTTCTAATCTTATAAAACTCGAAGTATCAAAAATTTGGATACCTGATGGAATTTTAGCATTATAATCATTTTTTTTAGAATTTATACTTTGTCCTTCTAATTTTTCTGTTAAAGTTTCTCGGATTTTTTCATCCATATTAATAAAATTACCTTTATGGGCCCAACCCTTTCCCCTACTATCTTTACCCACAGTCAATAAATTTTTAACTTTTTGTGTTTGTTTTTCTTGAGGTAATCTATTAAACATTTGCATAAAAAGAGAACGGCCAATAAAATAATCAATTCCTTTAGCATAAAACCGTTGTTGTGCTTTAATTTTTGATTTTGAAAATTTTAATCCTCCTTTTGGTTTGTTATCCGCATCAACATCACCACCTTTATGTTGTTGTAAAAATGCTGGTATTTCTCCTATTGTTGTAAGTTCAACATCTAATATATAAGTTTCACCCTCTGAATTTTTTAAACCACTCTTGGTTATAAAACCAAGATATCCACTATATTTGTAATCTGAGTTTTGTTCCTTTTCTTTAACATGAATAAAATTATTATACTTTGCCATTTCACATGCACCATTACTAAGAGTTAAAGATGCCTTTTGTTGAAGTGATTTTGGGTGATTCCAACCATATTCAACTAATACTGTATATCCTGGTTCTGCAAAGTATTTCTGAAGTGTTTCAGCTTGTTTTAATGTAAAGGCCTTGATAGAAAAATTAGTTTTTCTTGATAATCCACCTGCACCAAATGTTAAACTTAAAGCATCAATTGTAGGTGATGGTCTAAATATTCTATCTGTTTCAGGTGTTCTTTGAACTGAATATGATTCTTTTTTACCAGCCTTTGTTGTTGTAACTGATTCTGAAAATGCATAAACATTGTTTCCTCCAAAATCTACACCAACTCTACCAGATTTACCACTATCACCGTAAGTATCCACAAAGGCATTTGATGAATTAATAGATTCAAGTATCAATCCATTATTATAAGCAGATGCAATTCTTAACCACGGCATATATTCACTTACTTCTCTATTATTACCGCTTCGGTCGTTTAATAGTTTAGTAACACCTGGTTCGAAATTTGATAAGTTTGGAAATAACATAATTATTTATTAAAATTATTTATAATTTCTAAATAGTCTTTAGGTATTCTAAGAATAGTACCATCTTCAAATGCAAATGGAGCATCGTGTATATTGTTTGCCGCTAATATAATCCAATGTAATGAAGAATCTCCATAGAACTGATTTGCAAGAGTATCTAATCTATCTCCTGTTTGAGTAACGATATAGATATCATTATCCTTTAATGGAATATTTGGATATATCTTTGATTTATATACCTCTCTACCATCTTTGAGTTTTTGAGTTTTGTTATTTGAATATCTACTTGCCATAATTTATATTATCCTACTTTATATACTCCACCGTTAGCCTTTCTATTAGCTTCTCTTTCTTCTCTTTTCTGTTTGAGCTCTTGTGCCTTTATTTTATCTCTTTCTTCTTTTTTCTTTAAGTTTTCTTCTCTTTGTTTTTTTAGTTTTTCTTCTCTTTCTTTTGCTCTTCGTTCTTTTTCTAATCTAATGTTTTCTTCTTTTTCTAATCTTGCATCTTCTGCATCTCTTGCTAATTGTAAAGCATCAGGTTGAGTACCAATTGGGTCATCTATATTCTGTTTTACCCAATCAAGATATTTTTTATTTCCGATTATTTCACCAGTAGCTGCATTATATAATCCTGTTTGATAACAAACATATTCATATTCAGTCCCTCTAACTTCATTTACTTTTTTATAATAATATCCAACATTACCATCTATATCTGTTACTTTTCTAACATCTTTTGGATTTCTATATTTTATTTCTCCAATGGCCCAATCTTCAACTCCTTGAGATTTCAATTCTTCTGCCTTTTTATCAGCATCACTTAAAACTTTAGATTCTGTTGTTTCTTTTGTTTGTTCTTTTCCTGTATCCTTTGGTGTATCAGTTGATTCTTTACCAGTATTTAAAGATTTAGGAGTAGAATTAGTACCTGAATTGTTATTTTCTTTAGAATTTTGTTCATCTTGTACAATTCCTCTATTATCTACTTTAGGTGGTGATTTGGAGAAACTATCAGAATTAGCAGATGAACCACCTCCTATATTAGAAGTACCTCCACCTGTTTGTGAATCTCCACTAAATGAACCTCCTTGAGCCCCTCTTTTTTCATTTACAAGTTTAATAGCCTCATCACTTCTCTTATATGAATATAAAGTTTGTTCATCTCCAACTTGTTCAATAAATTTAAAAGTAATTGAAACATCCACTAACTTTGGTAATTGCAATCCATCTATATCAATTTCCCAATTACTATTATCTGGAACTGTGTATGAAAGTGATTCTATAAATGATGTTTTATTATTATACATATCTCCTAACCTAAATTCGATAATTGGTGGATTTGCATATTTTATATCATTATGAGTTGATATTTTTGGATATGCTTGTTTTGATAAAAATTCAATTTTTTGCCACATAGTAGCCAACTCAGTAGGATTGTAACAAAACATTTGAAGTGTAAGTGCTAAGTTACGCTCTACCCCATCGTATGTATAAAAACTAAAAGGATTTCCAAAAAATTTAGATGTACTCCATTGTGGTGAAACTGTTTCTGTTATACCAGTTACACTTGTTCTGAAATGTACAGATTTTCCTCCTTTTGGTTGTATCCAAAACGGAATTAAATCTAATCTTTCTAATTCTTCAGTATTACCAGTTAATCCTTCAGAGTTTATCCTATCTCCACCATTTGTAATCCCATATAAGGATTCCATATTTTCAGAAGTACCACTTTCACCACTATTCTTTGGATATTTATTTTCAGAAGTATATGGATTTTTTGAATACCCCTTTAATCTAAAAAACTTACTTTCTCTTGAACTTGCATTTTGTGGTAATACACTTAAATCTATTCTTGTGAAATTACCACTTTGGTCATCATCTGTTGCTTCTTCTCTAACAATATCAGAATATTTTAATTCATTTGAATAGTTAGTGTTGGTAGATTTACCTTCTCCTAATTTTTTATTGTTTTCTTGTGATAAATCTGTTTTTCTTTGTAATTCATTTTCAGTTTCTGCAGTTGGAGTTTGTATATCTGTATCTACACTCTCTTCTGTAATGTAAGTATCTGTATATGATGTATATGTAGAATTAGGTGAATAATTTCTTTGATTATTTGAACTTATACTATCACCAAGAGTTTTTTTCTTATTTAATTTTTCAGCAACATCCTTTTTTAAATCTACCTCTTTTTCTGAATCAGGAAGTGATAGTTGTGTTTCTCTACTATCATTTTCTGTAAATGGTAAATTAACAGTTGAATATTTTTCTGTATCTGTATATTCAATAGAAGGAGTTACTTTTCCTACTTGTTTATTTTTATTGAGTAAATTTTTTGTTTTACTTTTTAACTCATCAATTTTATCTGTTGCTTGAGATTCTAAAAGTTGAAGTTTATCGTTCTCAGGTTCATTATATTGATTATTTCTAATTGTAGTTGAATATGGATTTACAGAAGAATATTCATACGAACCATTTGTTGGTTCATTTTCTCCTAATCCAGCAGGTGAACCAAATAGTTTATCTCTTAACTTATCTTTAACAAGTGAAATACCCTGTCCTAAGATATTTCTACCGATAGTTCTAAAATTACCACCACCAGTTTGTTTTAAGAATTTTCCAAATTCAGTTCCATTAGCATCATTTCTTATTTTACCAAGAGTAATCATTGTATCAGGTTCAATTCCGGCCTGTAAACCTCCATGACCATCAACATAAGTTGGAATCATTGCATTGGGAATACCTAATCGAGAATTAATACCATCTCTTGCTTGATTTAAAGAAGTTACTTTGCCACCAAATACAAATTTACCAAACTTACCTTCTGTGATTTTCCCTAAACCTTGTCCAATTAACCCACCATCACCGGCAGAACCACCAGTTGCCTGTTTCATCTTCTCAACTGATGATGTACTTCTATTAGCAATTCTTACAGATTCATTACCATATATTAAAGGATTATTTAATTCTACTGCAGACTTAATTCTAATACCTGTTGCTTCTTGTTCAATAACAGTATCCTTATCAGGCTTTACTGAGGTATAATTAGTACCAAAAACCCAATTTGATTGTCCTTCGTATATTTCCTTTAATGTTGGCATATATTATTTCTTCGCAGTTAATAATGTTGCACCTTGATTACCACCTCCATCTGAATTTGCTCGTACAAAATCAGTTAGAAGTTGACCATCTAAGTAAACATTCATATTTTTATTATTAATAGCATCTCTAACTTCTGTTAATCCTGTTAAAACCATCATTTGATATTCTGAAATGGATTCTTCATCTTTCTCTTCGGATTCTTTACTTGAACCTCCACCAAATAATCCAGCAATCGCACCTAAACCAATTCCTACTGCACTAAGTGCAATTAATGTTGGTAGTGCTGCTATTCCAGCAATACTTAATAATCCAAGTGAACCAGCTAATAGTGTAAAAGCACCTGCAAGTGATAATATACCACCTACTAATGGAACTAAGTTAGTTACCATGTTAGTTAAAGAATCTAAAACATCGACTGGTATTAAACTTAAACCAGCCCCAAATACTCCTAACCCAGCTCCAGCTATTCCAAGAGCAATACCGGCAAGTGTTAGTGAGAAGATATATTTACCAAGAGATGAAAGAGATATAGCAAAACCCACTATATCCTTCCCAAGTTGTGCAAAATCAATACCAGTTGGAAATGTACTTACACCTTTACCAAATACTGCCATACCAGCACCTAATATACCCAATGATAATGCTGCCAGACTCAATGGTATGAATAATAAACCTAAAGGTGAAATTAAAGCTCCAAATGCCAATAGTTGTTTTCCAAGAGAAACAAAATCAAAATCTGGTACTTTTGCAATTTCTTGTAATGCTTTACCAAGAATGTACATAGCTCCTGCTATTAAAATCATAGCACCTGCTCCTGCTAAAATCCAAGGTCCTGCAAAATTCATAATCGCACCAACAGCCGCTAGTGATAAAGTTAACCCTAAAAGAGCTAAACCTGCAATACCTAATGTATCCAATCCTATTCCTTGAAATTCTTTTAATGCTTTACCAAGAACATACATTGCTCCAGCTATGATAACTAAAGCAGCTGCCCCTTTTAAAACATCATTCATTTTTATTTTACCAATAGATTTACTTAATTTAGATGCACCATCTCCTGCTTTAGGGTCTATTGTTGATGAAGCGGAAGGTTTATTTCCACCACCTACACCGGCCATCAATCTATCTTTAAGTTTACCAGCCCCTCGTCCTACTTTTGAGGTTTTAATCCATTTACCTGCTTTGCCCATCATACCTCCAGCAGCACTCATAGTGCCAGAACCAAAAAGTTTTTTAGCGGCCAACGCAGCACCTTCTTTAACCAACCCCATCATGTTTTTAAGAATTTGACCTGTTGATTTTACAGCTCCTCCTAAATTTATTCCCATATCTTTTAAGAATGGTGTTGCTTGACCAGCTGCAACTGCAATACTACCCAATCCTTTAAGTGTTTTACCCATTGGACCACTTGCAAATGCGGTTAGTGATTGACTCCATGTATCAAATGTTGAAAGTTGCATTGAACCATCATCATTTAACTTATCCATGTTCTTAGCCATCTTATCTAACTCATCAACTGATAAACCTAATGCTTCAGCTGCTTGTCTCCTTTGGATAACATTCATCTTTTCAAATGCAGCTGCACCACCAAGTTGTTTTATGGTTTCTTTAACCGCTGCTCCAGTCTTACCTTCAAACGCCAATCCTCTTGCTCTGTTAAGATTAATGTTTCTACCTAACATTGCGGATAATTCTAATTCTTTTGTAATTGATGATTCAAAATCAAGTAATCCATCGGTTACTTTACCAAGTGTACTCATAGATACACCAAGTTTTGCGGCTTGAACTGCTGATTTAGCTAATTCTTCTGTTGCTGATGCTCCATATGATGCGAATAATTCTGAGTTTTGAGCAATATCTTCCATCGCTTGAGATGGTATTACTCCTTGTTGTTTCGCAAATTGTTTTGTTTGTTCGGCCAAATCCATTGCTTGTTGAGCAGTCATTCCACCAGTTCTTGCAAGTGTACCAACAAGTTTCGCAGCTGATTCACCACTAATACCCATATTAACAGCCATCAAGTTGGTGTTTAATCGAGTTCTAAAAGTACTACCTTCAACTCCACCAAATTGATTTGCTAATTCTTTAGTAACTGCAGATGCATCCTTGAATGCTAAACTTAATAATGTTGTTTGACCAGTTGCTCCTGTCAATCCTCCAACAAATCCACCAAATTCTCTTGTAGTTTTACCAACTTCAGTAGCAACAGCTCCTATTCCAATTAATAAAGAACCCGCAATACCACCAACAGTAGATGTAAGTAATGATGCCGTTTCAAGAACACCAGCTATACTATCTTTTATACCTTCATATACTGCAAGTTGTTTATTGAGAAACTTTTGTTGTTTCTCTGTCATATTTGCAATACCTTGTGCTTTATCTCTTTGTTCTCTTAAATTTTTTGCTATCTGTCCATGAATTCCCAAAGTAGGCCCTAAAGACTCATAATGGTCATCTAACTTTTTATTTATTGCAGCTTGAGTTACTACATCTTCTGATGATGTATTTAATAAATCGTTTTGTAAAGAAGCTATAGATTCAAATGTTTTTCTTTTTTCAGCATCAAGATTTTGGGCATTAGCCATTATCTGAATTCTTGCCCTATCTTTATCTACTAAACTTGCTTGTAATCCCGTTAATCCTTTTAATTTAGCTTCTTGTTGAATGTAATTATCTATTAATTCTTTATTTTGTTCTTTGGCTTCTTTTATTTCTGAATTTACATTTTTTATTTTTTCAACAATAGCCTTATATTCTTTATTGGTTTTTTTATAGCTGGCAACCGCTTCCGCACTCTTTAGATTTTGCTGATTAAGCAAATTAAGAGCTTCTTTTTTTAAAGCATTAGCCTCTTTAAGTGCAGCGTTTATTTCTTTTTGATTCATTTAGCCAACTCCGTAGTAATATACTATTCTAAATCTTTTAACATCTTTTCTAATTCTTTAGATGCCTTTTCAATTTGTGTCATTTTATTAACAATAGCAACAGGTACTTTTTTGTTTTTCTTTGCTGCCTGTAACGCTCTATTTGTTGCATTTGTTTTTAATCCATCGAAAAATGAATTTGAAAACTTTTTTGCAGCTCCAAATAGGCCTTCGTTTATTTTTTCTTTTGACATTAGATTTCTCCTTTATACTTTTATACTACTATAAATATAGGGTAAAAAAAAAGTGAGGAATTATTTCCTCACTCTTACTGATGGTCCTTTTGGTGAACCTTTTTTGTTTGCCTTTTTATATTCTTCAGCTTCTTTTTTCTTAGCCTCTAATAATTTTTTGAAATAGAAGTTTCTCCAATGAATTGGCATGGAATAAACTTCTGACCAAGTGAATCCATTACCATAGTTAACCATTTCCCAAATTTGGTTATGAAGTTGGATTGAGTACTCACTCGGAAGGGTAAAAAAACCCAACCCCAAAGGGGATATCGAGAGCCTCCGTTTCTCCCGTAATATCAGATGTAAACTGATATTTTAAATCTAAATCTGGTGAGATTTCTCTGATATAATCTCTAATAAACTTAGATTCTCTTGCTAAAAGGTTATTTTTTACATAATTGTTGATAAATCCTCTATCAGTATTACCATCTATTTCTTGAATGATATATCTTAATCTTGTAGACATTTCTTGTGAAACAGCATCTTGACCTTTTTTCTGTAATCTTTGTAGTGCTTGAATTTCAGAATTAATATCTTGTTCATCTTTGTGTGTTAGTAATTTTAACACCACCTCTTTCTTAGATACAGGTAAAGTAATTGAATATCTATTATCAGATGATAATAAGTTTTCATTTACTTCTTTAATCTGAATTTGTGATAAATCGATTACTTCTTTTTGGGTTTCTCCTGTAAATGGGTCGGTAACTTCTACTTGATAATCTTTTCCATATCCTAAGATACGAGTTGCAAGTAAAATAGCGTTTTTATCACCGATGAAAATATCACCAATATCTAAACCTTCTTCTACTACAACAGATTCGAACAACTTATCAAGCACCACCCCCTTTCTTATCAAATTTTGGGAAGCAAGTATATCCTCTTCACGAGCTGTCATATACTTAATCTCCACCGTACCCTTTGATAACGGGTGTCCTTCTGGATATAGTTTACCTTTTGATGGTAAATCTACGATTTCGGTTGGAAAATCAAATTTTGCCATATAACTTTAATTTAAATTGTTTTATATAAATATATACTTTTTAAAAAGTTGGAATATAGACACAAAAAAAGTTCTCACTAAGAGAACTTTTTTCTTTATAAAAATATTGTGGAGTTGTATTAGAATTCTAAAATTGCGTAATCATAAGAAAGTGTTAGAGTGATTTCTGCTGGGTCTGTGGCATTAGCCCAATCTAAATCGTTGAACACTGCATTGTTGATGAAAGCACCTTTTAGAGTCCATTGTTCAATTTTATCACCAACAGGTCCTAACATATAACATTGAATATCTTTTTTATAGAAATCTGCATATCCATCTCTACCAGTTAGAGATTCGTGAGATAATCTAACCCATTCCATCACTGCTTGAGCACCACTTGGAACGATTGGGTCATAAAGACTGATTTCAACATCTTGCCATTCACCCTTACCTTTAAGTTTTCTCTTAACGTTGATATGGTCAAGTGTTACAGTTTCAAACTGAATTGAAGGTCTGTTAGCTGTTTTAATAAGATATGAAGGAATACCATCGATTTCCATGATGAATCTATTCTTCATCTTTGGTTCGAAATTGGTATAGAACATATCGTTAAATTCTAATACTTCTGCCATTTTTTATTTCTCCTATTTTGTACTATTATAAATATAGTTCTTTTTTATTTTTATTTAATTATGCCGAGAACGAAGCTCCTGTTGGTAGAATGTTGAAATCTAACACGATGAATTCAGCAGTTTTCGTTGGTTGTAAGAAAATCTGTCCAGCCAAGATGTTTCTATCGATTACATCAGGTGTGTTATTAGTTTCATCCATTACTACTCTAAAAGCATAAAGTCCTTGTCTTTGTTGTATTCCTTCTAAATAAGGGTTAACAGTATTCAAGAATCTACTTCTTGTTTGAGAAGTATTTTGTTCGAATACTAAGTATCTTGAAGTTGAAGCAATATACTTCTTAACTTTAATCATTAATCTTCTAACATTGATTCTATCAAGTGCGGATGCCTTATCTTGTAAAGTTTTTTGTCCAAAAGCAACGATACCTTCTCCAGGGAACGAAGCGATTGGGTTAACTTTTCCTTCATATAGTGTATCTCTTTCAGCATGTGTTAATCTGTTTAATACAGATACCGCACCTACGATACCACCTCTATTTAAACCAGCGGGTGCGAACCATTCAGCAGCAACAGCATCGTTAGCAGCATATATTCCAGGCATCAATACTGATGGTGGAACTGCAGTTAATCTGTTAGTTCTTGAATCGATTGTTTTAACCCATGGGTAGTAAGTTCCAACATAGTTAGAATCTAAGTTACCAGCCTGTTCAACAGCCTGTGAAATAGTATCTGTTGAAACTTGTCCATTTGCAGAGTTGTAAGTTACACCAACTACATCACCGATGAAGAAAGCATCTTCTCTAGCCTCTACCATATCAACAATCTTATCAAATACATAAGAGTGGTGTCTACGAACAATACCAGGTGCAGTTACTAAGTTGATATCGAAATCATCTGGGTTAGATACTGCGTTGATTGCTCTTACATAAGCAACTGAACCAACTGCTGTTGAAGTTGATAAATCAAATCCTTGTGAGTTACCACTACCAAAGTTAGCAGATGAACCAGCAAGTGCCTTTTCAGTAGTTGGTGATTCACCATCAAATCCTTCTTGGAATCCAACTACGAATTGTCTTTTATTAACATCAGTTGCATTTGAACCTGTTAATTCAAATCCGAATGAGTATGTTCCATTATTGATAGATACTGTTCCATCAAATGCAAACACATCATTTGAACCATATCCTGCAGATACAGGTATTGGTGATAAGAAATGTCCATTATCAACTTTTACTAATGTTGATTCTAAATCAATACCACTATACTTAACACCACTTGATGAAGTGTTATCAGCAGAACCAGTTGAGAATACAACCGATGGAGTTATTGAATCTGAACCTGAGATTGGTGATAGATACTTAGCATGTCCAAATGGTCCTGCCACGATTGGGAACGAACCTTCTGGTTTACATTCTACTCTAATGTGTTTAGAACGATTTGTATAATCACCATTTTCTGTTTGTTTTCCATTTGCATCGATAACAAGATTTCTATCACCGATTACTTTTTTAATGTAGTTTGGAGATGCAGGGTCTAAGTTCAAGTTATTGAATGTTTCTAAGATTACTGGTCTCTTATCTGTATCAGAGTATCCTCTAACTGCGATTGAGAAAGTTGAGTAATCAGTAGAATTATTTGAACCTGCCGCCTTTACATTAAATAATGAAATTTTATATTCTTTATTATAGTTTGAACCATCACCTAAAGTATGGAATCTAAATAAATCATGTCTTTCACCTGAAATCAACTGAGATTTAATCCAAGGAGTTGATGCGTGTTGAATATCGTTTGTGAAAACTTGGTTTCCTAAATCCACTAATACTACTTGTGAACCACTTGAAGTGATGTTACCAGATTCGTTAGTTGCTGCATTTTCAAAGTACTTGTATGCATATGCACCTTTAGAACCTCTTGGAGATTCTCCAAATACATCTGATAAATCATTTCCTGCAGTTGGAAGTACAGATGCTGATACTGATGTATTGTAAGCTGAATCTGAACCACTTAGTTCAATTGAAAAAGCTGATTGAGATATTTGTGAATCAATAGATGCTGTTACACCGGTTGCACTATCCCATAAGTGAGTGGTATTTAAAACTCCTACTAACTTCTCTCCTCCATTAGAACCACTAACAACAATTGCTGCCGGTCCAACTTCAGTATATCCACCAGTATTACCAACTCTTACGATAGTAACAGTTCCTGCTTCTCTTAAATAATTTTGTACGGTATATCCTGTATAGTAAGTTCCATCAGGTGTACCGAATATTTCTTCAAATTCTGATTGTGTATTGACAACGGTTGGTACGAATGCAGGTCCTTTATGGAAAGGTCCAATTACGGCTGCTCCGATTTCTCCAATCCCTTGTGCTAAGAAAGAAAGGTCATTTTCTCTCGTAAATACACCAGGTGATACAATTTTTTCTGCCATTTTATATTACTCCTTGTTAATTATCTTGTGTAAATGTACACATATAAATATAAAATACTTTTTCTAAAGTATTATTTTATTTAATTAGTAACCGATTCTTCTACCGATTCTTCAGATTTTTCAGATTTTTCAGTAGGAGTGAATGTATTTGTTGCTGGGTCATAATTTCCATCACCATATTTTTCATTCAATCCTTTGAATAATTCTTCTTCTGTTTGTTGTAACTCTTTGTGTTTGTTTAGAAGTTGTTCTTTAAACCCATCAAGTTCACTAATTCTTCTTTCTTTTTCAATTTGAAGTTGTCCTAATTGTGTAAACACATTTGAAACATCTTGTCTTAATTGATTAATCTGTGAAACTTCTTCTTCTGTAAACTGAATTGTGTTTGCCATTTTGATATATTTTATTTAATGTTTTGTTTATATATATAAATATATGATTTTTTCTCAAACATAAAAAATATTATGCCGTAAATGAGAATGATGCCCATGAAGATTTTAATCCATGGTCAATCGCTCTTACTCTAAAATAATATGTAGTACCTGGTGATAATGAATATCCAACTAATACTTCAACCGAAGTTGAACTCCACTCTGAAACATCTGCAATAAGTGAACCAAAGTTAGAATCGTTATCAATTTGGAAATCATAACCTGTAATACCAGTATCACCTGTTGATGATGGAGCTGTCCATGATACAGATGGTGATGAATATGATAATCCAGTAGGTGCTGATGATGCTCCTAAATCAGTATGAGAACCACTTGTACCTTTATTATGTGAAATATATCCATTAACTAAATAAGTATCTTGTTCTTCAACATCAATTGATACAATCTCTGTTGTTTCATTTACAGCAACTTTAGATATTACCTCTACTTCTTCGATACCACTTGTTCCTTGTTTAATAAGTTTATCACCTTCTTCTATTGTAATAATTTCTTTAAATTTATAATCACCACTTATAACATCTTTTACTAAAAATGGATGTTCACCAGTTGCAGTGATTTCACCATCATTAATATTATAGTATCTTTGAGCAAAAGAATAAATAACACTAACTACTGTAACTTCTTTTGGTGTTGCATCAAGCGTTTCAGCATTCCATTCTAAGAAATCTCCATCAGAATCAGATGATAATCCTGCGTTTCAGCATTCCATTCTAAGAAATCTCCATCGGAATCAGATGATAATCCTGCTAATGCATATCCATCTAAAATATCTCCTTCTTCTAATTCACCCGCCTCTACAATTGTTCCATCTGCTTTTAATATTGGTGAATCTGAAGTTAAACATAATGCAGTGTTTCCATCATATGTATCAATTGAATATACTGCCTTTGTTCTTGGAACATTATATCCATTACCACTTCCAATATGGTCGTTATATCCATCAGCAAAAGTAGCAGATATGGTATGTGATTGTGCAGATAATAATGATGTTTGAGAACTTGGAGATTGTGGGTTCATAGCTCCTGCTGATAATGTAGCTCTAAATGTAGGTGTTCCACTTACAGAAATGTAACTACCACCAGTTACTCCCCATGTAAAATTACCCGAAGAGCCGGATATTATTCCAAAGTTTGTTCCAGGACTTGTAAAAGTCATATCATATGTATCTGAAGTAGATTCTACTAAATAGGTATATCCAGTTACTGAATCTACTGAATCTACTGCGAATGTTGATAATCCAATATCATCACCAGCAGATGGTGAACCTTTAATTGTTCCCAATGATACATTAGCTCCTTGAGTATTTCCAGTTGCTCCTGCTAAATTATTTAAACTAAGTGTATCTCCAGATGTAAGTGTTGGCATATTATTCTCCTAAACTATTATAAATATGTAATAATGAATCAATCCAATAATCTTTATCAGAAAATTCATCAATCATATATTCTTTTATGTGTAAAAACCATTTATTTTTTTCTTCATAAGAAGAGTTTACTATCTTAATATAAATATCATCAAATTCTTTTTTAGTCGAAGCTCTATAAGGATACTTCAATTCTCTACACCATTCTTTATGAATAATAGGTAATTTACCCCTATCAACTGCTTCAAATATACCATATCCAAAAGGTTCTACCGAAAAACATGAATGAGATATTCCCCAATCCATATTATAAAATATATCTTTAAATTCAGAATCATAATGATATATTTTTGATTTACTAACATCTACCTTTACTCCATTTTTCCAAATAATTTTAAATTCAGATGAATTTGTAAAAATAAAAGATTCTTTTCTGTCTAAATAATGTGGATTTTTTCTACCTTCGCATCTTGAAGCAAATCCCAATTTAGTTGATTTACTTAAAAGTTTGTTGTGTTTAAACTCATAGAAATTTTTAATGTTTATATTATCATATGGTATTTTATATAATCCAATCCATATATTTGTTTTGGCCCAATCTGATACTTGTTGTTCCCAACTTGAATCAATAAAAGGATGCCAACCTAATGAAGCATCTGTAAATGTTTGTGATTTTAAAACATGGTCTACCGAATTATGTAATACATTTGAATGAATTTTATCTTTATTATCTTCTATACATCTCATTGGAGTATAATGTCCATGTAATATATTAATTCGTCTTGCACCCCTACATAGTTCTTCAAACTTTTCTATATTTTCACCATGCCAATATGTTTCAATTGGAAATTGATAATCTTCATGACCTTTGGGTTTGTTTCTATGAATTAAAAGAATTGGTTTTACATCTAATTTAGGTGCAACCAATTCCATCCATAGATTTACCCAAGTATCAGTTCCGGCGTTTACCCATGGGCCTCCACCAGTTGTGTAATAAACATCGTACATTAACCTCTATTAAATTTTAATTGAAATACTTTATGATTTTGGTCTAATTCTGCAGTTGATAGTGCTTTGTTATAAAGTAATAAACCACCAAATCTCCAAGTTCCACCTCTATCTCCACCACCACTACCTGTTGAAGTAGAACCTATCGTATTATATGAGAATACTGAATTAGTTGCCATTGCATAAGATGAACCTACATTTGAACCATTTATATAATTTTGTGCATTACCACCACTCCATACAACAGTCCAATTGTTCCAACCACCAAATATTAAACTTTCACCATTTGCAAAGTAATCATGGTTTCCATCAACTCCACCATTAGTTTCTGCTTCAGTAATGTAAGAAGTAGCTGAATTGTTTTTTACTGCCCAATAGTTTGTGTATTTTCCACCAAAAAGTGCATGAGATGATGAATATTGACCAGTTGAATCGTAATCTGACCAAAACCAAACTGACATTGTACTGTTGTTACTATCTGTATCTAATGAAATTGTAGAACTTAATGCTATTCTTTTAAGATTTGCACCATCATCTGTTTCAATTTGAATATATGGATGTTTATTTGCTGGTGTTTGTACCATTGATGAGTTATCCAAAGTACCATTAACTCCATTAGATGAAATACTTGGAGCCATATTAGTAAGTGTTGTACCACTTACATATGAATTTCGATTACCAACATCATAATATAATTGTAAAGAATCAAGTGTGATTGATGGATTTATTTTTGTACTATGGTGTATTGTACTACCTTTTACTGTTACTGACATTTCTATACCTTTATAACGATAACACCAGAAAAATTAGATGTAAATTCTAATTCAACAACATTTGAATTTACCGAAGTTATGTTTTCTGGTATTACCTGCTCTTTACTTGAGTTATATACCTGAACTATTGGGTACTCTTCGTTCAAACTATGAGTAATTATGTGTTTTGATGCAGATGAAACTGTTTCTTTATAAAAAGTTGATTCTGATTTTGCATCACCTGATGTTGAATCTTCAAACTTTACTTTATTATTATCATCAAGTTTTAGTTTTACTTTATTATCACCTTCTCCTATTTCAAGTTCTTTAATTTTAAGTGTTTTAAGTGCATCGGTTTGGGAATCTTTAAATTCTACATTTCCATCGGTATCTCTCTGTAATAATGTTCCACCTAAATCAATAGTAGAACCACTTAAATATAAATCCCTCCATCTAAATGTAGATGAACCTAAATCATAGGTTACATTTTGTGATGGAACAAGGTGAGTTGATGCAGTAATAGCATTGTTAACTTGAAATATTGGTACACCAGATATATCGTTAACAGTAAATACATTACCAGTATTATCGTCATCTACTGATAGTAATTCACCATTTGAACCTGATACTGTAAATACAGTATTTCCGTTATTATTATGAGTAATTACTGTTTCTGATGTAACAGATGTGATGGGTGAATTTACAATTGTATGTGTGTCACTAAATACAGATAAACTTCCACTTGTACCACTACCACTTACAGTTACTGCAGAAGCAGTGAATGTATTTAATGATTCATTTGATACTGATGTATTTGCTAATTGTAATGAACTACTTATAATTCCACTTGGAATGTTTTGTAGGTCATTATAATCAGTAGATAGTCCAGCAAAATCAGAAGCAACAGATTGAGAAAATTCAGTAAATGTTTCGTTTGATGATGAAAGTATTCCACTTGGAATGTTTGTAAAATTATCATAATCTAAATAATATGAAGCAGGTTGTCCATTTAAGTTTGAGGCATCATCCGCAGAACCACTAACAACATGACCACCTTTTGCAACCACAACAAATCCACTTTGAGCAGATGATAAAACTACTTGTACGGTATCTTGGTCTGTTAAAGATACAGTTTGTGGTATAATTTGGTTATCATTGTTATCATATACAGATACAATTACATTTTTAGAATTGAAGTTGTGTCCAACATTTATTGTAGATGAATTATCAAAAGAAGATGTTACAGTTGCAACTTCTCCGATATCTGTACTAATGTTTGTTAATCCACTACCATCACCAAAGAAATATGATGCAGTTACATTACCATTAACATTTATTGAACCTGTGGTTTGGGAATTTGTAGTAACAACTTGTTCTATGGAAGGTGTACCGGAATCCTTTTCGAAGAATATTCGACCATCATAGGTATTAATAGCTAATTCTCCGAGTTCTAAATTACTCGTAGAAGGAACTTTACCAGATACTGCTGTTCTTTTTAGTTTTACTACTTGTGCCATATGTATGACTTACCGTTTTCAAATTATATAATTATTAAAAATAAGAAAATCCCTTATATAAGGGAATTAACTTTCTTATTGTATTTTTGACTTTAATTCGTCAATTTGTTTTTGTTGTTCCTTAATAGCTTCTATCAAGAGACCGGTAAGTTTGGCATAATCTACACCTTTAAAACCATTATCTCTATCAGTTACTAATTGTGGAAGAACTTTCTCAACATCTTGTGCAATAACCCCTACATTTGGTAAAGATTGTTGTAATTCATCTGCATTTTCGTTCCAATTCCAAGTTACACCTTTTAGAGATTGAACTTTTTCTATTGGGTTAGAGATAAGTTCTATATTATCTTTTAATCTTTCATCTGATGATGCGTATGCTACAACATCACCACCTACATTCAATGCCCCACTAATACCAACACCACCAGTTACTATAAGAGCTCCTGTTGTTTTAGTTGTTGAAGCGGTTGAGTCAGAAATATTAACTGCTGCTGAGAATGTTTTAGCTCCACTAAATGTTTGTGTTCCACTTAGGTGTGCTGTATTTGATGATAAGTAAGCATCTGC